AGCTTTATGGTTACTTTCAAAATATAATGTTGAAGTGAATGAACATGTATATAAGGCTATATTATGTGCGGATGGTTTATTTGATAAAGCTGCGGAAGTTTATTTTAGAGCTTATGTTGATACCAGACATATTCTTTCTTCTATAATTCATTTTGGTGATTGGTTATCAACAATATCAGAAAAACAAAATTGGATGCAAGGACAGGAAGTTGAAAAAGAAGAAGAAGAAGTACAAGTGAAAATAGATAAGAAACAAGTTGATAGTATGAAAAAATCATTTGATGAGTTATTTGCATGATATGGTTATTTGTTATATTATTGGTTTTATATGGTGGATTTATTTCTTTTGCATTGTTTCATGCATTTAAAAGAATAAATCAATATGAAAATTATTTAATAGAATTTCAACAGATTATTTCATTTTCAACAGAAAAGATGAAATCTGTAGATGCATCAGGTCATTATGAATCCGATGATGAAACAGGTTTCTTTTTCGAACAATTAAAACAAATACAGATATTGTTAAGTGAAATATTCGAAACAGAGGAGAATACCGATGGGACGGAAAAGAAAAAGTAAAATCTATTTTGGTAAAGATGTACAAGATGCCATTGTTAGATATAATACATCAGAGAATGATATCATAAGAAATAAAATTTATCAAAATGAAATCCACAGAGCTTTTGATAAACTAGCAGAGAATATAATCAACACATTTAAGTTTAGTTATTTTGATTATGGTTTTGAAGATGTAAAATGTGAGGTGGTTGCATTTCTTGTAATGAATATACATAAATATGATCATACAAAAGGTTCAAAGGCATTTAGTTATTTCTCAGTAGTGGCTAAGAATTATTTGATATTACATAATAATAATAATTATAAAAAATATAAAACACATGATGATATAAATTTACATTCTGATACTATTATACATGATGATAAAGAAAAAATAAATCATCTTACGGATTTATTGGCAGAGGTTGTTAGATATTTCGAATTTAAAATCCCATCATTATTTAATAAAGATAAAGATAGAAAAATAGCATATGCTATACTCGAATTAATTTCAAATAGAAATGATATAGAAAATTTTAATAAAAAATTTCTATATATTTTAATTAGGGAGATGACTGATGCTAAGACATCGGAAATAACCAAAGTATCTAATGTGTTTAGGAAATGTTACCCGAAATTATTAAATAGATTTGAACAAGAAGGTGTGTTATTGGATGATAAAGTAAATATTTTTTTCTAAAATATATTTTCATATAGAATAAATAAAAACCCCAATATAATTGGGGTTTTTTGTTTTGATCTATTTCTATAAGTTTTATATTTATATATGAATAAAACTATGGAGATAATGTATGAATGATATAATTTTTGGAAATAAAACCTTTCAAGATTTGACTAAGGATATTTACAATAATGCATCTGAAAAGAAAAATCAAATTCAAATTTTAATAAAAGAAATGAATAAAATGATTACATCAATCGATGATGTAGTTTTATTGGCACCTATTATAAAAGAATATTTAGAAGTAGCTGTGAAAAATGATGAACATTTGGTTAAATTAGCAAGTGTATTACAACGTATATTCTCTAAATCAAAATCAACAGAAGATGGTGATTCTTTCTTGTCCGAAAACGAAAAACAAGAATTGATGATAACATTACAAGATACAGTCAACGATTTACAAACTGAAAGTGATAGATTGGAAGAATTAAAAACTAAACCGATTGGTAGTTAATTATGGGTTGGTTTGATTATATATCACCTCTGTCTGAAGCTTCAAAGCAAGAGGGTATTAGAGTTGATTTCAATAAACCAGTATATTTACAATTTGTACCGGGAGAAGTTATTGATGTTGTATATACTTCTGGAATGAATGGTGATGGTAAATCTGATTCTTACACTTCACCCAGAGATATTAATGCTATATTAGCCAGATCACATACATCAGACGCTATTGAATTTAAAGCTTTAGTTAGACAAAAATATTATCCTTTATTGAGGGGTATAGTTGATACACCTATGCCAGGTGATCAAGTATTATTATGTGAATTTGGTGGTGAAAATTATTATATTGGACCTGTAAATACTATAAATAGTCCAAATTGGAATGTAAATCATTTAGTGACAGGAGATCCTAAATATAGTTCATGGGATAATAATCCTGTAAATGAAATGGATAGGTTGGGATTACAACAAACATTTCAATTATCAACTATACCTAGAATGCAAAAAAGGTATATAAAAAAATTGGATGATCCATTGGATAGTATAGAACAAAATGAAACTCATGGTGATATGCTTTTTGAGGGCAGGCATGGTAATAGTATTAGAATAGGAAGTAGATTTGTAAACCCATATATAACTATATCAAATGCTAGAGATCCCAATCACATTACAGAATCTATTTTTGATGGATCTTTGATAACTATGTTATCCGGTGGTAGTTTATTAGAAAATTTTCCATCTGAAATTGAATTTAATTTAGGATCTGAACATATCGATTTGGAAAATTCAAGAACAATTTGTGGTGGTAATGATGGGGATCAAATAACTTTTAATAAAAATTACGGTACTATTGATGATTTACCTATTTTTAAAAATCAGATATATATAAGTAGTGATAGAATTACTTTGAATGCTAAGGATAATAATATTACAATATCTGCTAAAAATAATATAGATTTAGGATCTGGTAATAATATGACAATAAATACTAAAGAAAAATTAGTAATGGAATCCAGAAATATATTTTTTGGGAAGAAGTCTACGGATAAAAAAGAACCTATTGTATTGGGTGAGGAATTAAGAAAAATTTTATTAGAAATGGCATCTGTATTTGAATTAATAAAAACAACAGGTACTATAGGTGGTATATCAGGACCATTGACACCTGATGGTATGTCAAAAGTTGCAAAAATAAAAAGTCAACTTAGTATACCACAATCTTCTACTTTTCAAAGTAAACATCATTATATAGAAGGTAATGAATCTAAACAATAAACGAGGAAAATGATATGAAATCACAAAAGTTACAATTGTACATAAGAAAAATGGTAAGAGAAGAAGTAGCGATGGCAATTCATGAAGTTATTACTGAATTGAAACAACCATCACTATCATCAAATCAACCAAAGAAACAAGTAAAAAAGCAAATGGTTGAGAAAAAACATTATTCATCAAATTCAGTATTGAATGATATAATGAATGAAACGGCAGAAACATCAGTATTGGAAGAGGGTGCTAATCCTATTTCTGAAATGAATACTGTAATGCAATCATCTTATGGTGATATGATGAATAGAACAACAGATGTATCCACAGAAGATACAAATGGTATGGGAAAATTTTTAAATAAAGATTATTCCCAATTATTAGAAAAATCTTATGAAAAGTCAGGAAAAAGATAGTGAGTTTAGAAGAAGGTATATATCAAGCTTTCAAAGAATCTATGGGTGAAGATAATGACAATGTTAAAACTAAATTAGCACCTAAATTGGCAGATGCTATCAAAAAATTTATGTTAGAGCAGGAATATACTATGACTAAGGCTAAAATAGTAACTGATATTGAAGAAATAAAAACAGTAACTTCTTTTGAAGCTGATGTAAAAGAATCTACATTGATGGGTCCATATTCACCTATAATTGAATTGTTCAAATCTTTTATAGGTATGTTAGAATCATTGAATGACAAATTAGAAAAGGGAATTAGTGTTTCAATACCAGGTATAAATCCTGTAATAGATACTGTTAATTTATTAGAAGAACAAATAATGAATCAAATAAAAGAAGTTGCCGGTGGTGGTGTTACAATAAGGCCACTTGATTTACGGAAAGATGGTAGAGGGCAGGGTGGTACATTGACAGCCAATGGGTATACATATATGGGTGATGATCCAAGATATGGGAAATCTGAATTTAATGACGAATTTGGTGATAATACAATTGAATTATTACAAACAAGTGAAGGTGAATCTAAGGAGTAATAAATGGCTATATTAGATACAAATAAAAGACCATTAGTAAATGATAGAGATGAATTAGTTTTCATAGGCATAGATTTACCTTTTAGGAAATCGGATGGTGTTGAAGGTTATTTTGCTTCTACTAATTATACTTTAGATGCTGTTAAAAATAATATCAAATTATTTTGTCAAACAAAAAAAGGTGAAAGGTTAATGCAACCAAGTTTAGGTATTAGTTTACATAAATATTTATTTGAACAATTCACGGATGAAACTAGAATTTCTATAGAAAATGATATAGTAAATGATTTTAATATATGGTTTTCGTTTATAACAATTAGAGATATTAGGATATCATTTGACAGTGATGCTGATTATGATGTTGGTAGAAATAAAATGAATATTTATATAGAATTTAATTTGAATTCTGATCCTAGAACTACTGAATCAGTACAAATTGATATTGGAGATTAATAATGCCGTATTCGGAAAAAGATCATAAAGTAACTAATGTTAATTATTTAAATAAAGATTTTTCTTCATTAAAAAATTCTTTAATAGAGCATGCAAAAACTTATTTCCCAAATACATATCGTGATTTTAATGAAACTTCACCTGGTATGATGTTGATTGAAATGTCTGCTTATGTTGGTGATGTTTTAAGTTACTATATAGATCAACAATATAAGGAGATGATGTTACCTCTGGCCGAAGAAAGACGGAATGTTATTAATATGGCAAATATGTTAGGTTATAAGGTAAAAGCTATAACACCGGCTTATGTTGATTTAAAATTTTCACAAATAGTTGCATCATCAGGTGATATAAATTATAAAACATTAGATATGACTGAAACTGTTATTATACCAAAAGGTACTAAAGTTACATCAGCGAATGATACATCTATATTTTTTGAAACATTGGATGTTGTTGATTTTACAATAACAGGTTCAGCTGTTATTAGTCGACATACATTTGATTCTAATAGTATAGTAGATACTTGGAAAATATCAAAAAATGTAAAAGCTATGTCCGGTGAAACTAAAACAAAAACATTTAAAATAGGTAGTCCTTCAAAATTTATGAAGTTAAATATCAATGATACCAATGTTATAGATATAATAGATATTTTTGATCAAGGTGGTAATAGATGGTATGAAGTGAATTATTTAGCACAAGATAAAGTACCATTAGAAACATATTATACAGCAAGTATTCGTACAACATCCTATGGTGGTAATATTGCGGGTGATAGTAGTATAGTAGATGATGTTTCAGTACCTTATTCATTAGAATATAGAAAAACATCTAAAAGATTTATAACTGAATTGAATGATGATAATACAACATCTTTAGTATTTGGTAATGGTGTATTGAGGAGTGGCCAAATAGAAGGTAGTGAATTGTATCAATTAGAACAAGTTGGTGTTGTATTACCAGGTTCAACAACACAAATAACAGATGCTATAGATCCTTTCGCTGGTGATTATCAATCAACATTAGGTGAATCACCGAATAATACCACATTGATTGTTAGGTATAGAGTAGGTGGTGGAATGGCATCCAATATACCGGCAAATGATTTAACTACACATAATTATACTGGGGCTGATAGTGGTGATGTAAGTGTAACAAATGAATTTCCGGCAAGAGGTGGTTCAAATGGTGAAACTATAGAAGAGATAAGACATAACTCAAGAGCATTTTTTGCATCACAAACCAGATGTGTTACTAAAGAAGATTTTGAAGCTAGAAGTTTGGCAATGCCAGCAAAGTTTGGTAAGATAGCAAAAATATTTGTTGATAGATCAACATTAACTAGTGTAACTGAAAATGATTTGAGTTTTAGTCAAGCTGATATAGATAAGATGATAAATGTACTTGGTTTTATACAGGGTGATACAGGAGCTGTTTCAGATTTACTTACACAATATGAAGCTAATGCAAATTTACCAGATGGTGCAACTACATATGGTGATTTGGAATTTTTCTGGAATTTACTGGATTTGGATCAATCTGGAAATCTTGGGGCTAGCGATTTAACTGAAATATCCGGACTTATAACCAAATTAGAAACTTTAAAATCTCAAGTTCAAACTGGTGGATCATTATTTAATGCACAACAAGGTAATGTTCAAATACATATATTGGGATATAATGACAG